TGACACGCAGGGCTCGGAATCAGGCTACGAGAACCGGGACAACAGCGTCACGGGTCCAGCCACGACCACGATGGGAGCAGATTGAAATCGACGTCGATTACGAGCAGCTTGCCCGAAACGCCGTGCGAGCCTACCGGGCTGTGAAGCGCGTCGCGCGCCATCCCGAGCGGGAGCCGGCCTGGCCGACGATCATGGCGGACCTGCGGGAATCGCTACGGCACCGTGCCGAGCTGACCCAGGCGACTGCCGATGAAGTGCGGCGGATCGTGGAACCGAATTGAGGCAGTGACCATGTGCATGAGCGGCAAGTGCGGCCGGTGTGGCGCCGCGTGTAAGGCCCCCGAGCCGGCGGGCCCACGCGCAGCGGGGAGGGGCGTGGACCGAGGCGGACCCATGAAGGGCGACCGGGTGAGTGGTGACGGCCTCGACGTCGCGAAGAAGAAGGCGGCCGAGGCGGCGCTCGCCAAGGCCAGGACCAAGAGTTGACGAATCCCCATGTCTGAAACCACTCCAGAGGAATCCTCAGCGATGGCAAACGAGACGACTGCACTCGACATCTTGCAGCGGCAGGTCGAAAGCTTGACCGCGCAGCTTGAGAAAATTACGGGTGAGCGCGACGAGTACCGCGACTCCATCAAGATCCTCGGGGCCGAACGAGACGAGCTCCAATCCCAGGTGTCGAGTCCCGACGCCCAGGCCGCCCGGATCGCCAATCTCGAGGCCTCGATCCGCGACCGCAACCACTTCGACAAGTTCGCCGAGCTGGCCAAGGGCGCCAGGGCCAAGGACAAGGCGCTGCGGCAGCTCTGGCGGGACGCCAAGGACCGCGGCTACAAGCCCGAGTCCGACGACGTCGACGAAAAGGCCCTTCAGGCCGCCGTGGCGCAACTGAAGAGCGAGGTCGACTACGCCTTCGACCCCGAGCCGGCGGACACGACCAAGGCCGCCCAGGACGCTGCCCGGGTCACGAGCCGCACCAAGTATGGGCTGGATGTCGGTAGTGCGGAGCAGGCCGCTGGCGGCGGCAGGGCGAACCGCAACCAGGGCGCCGACGGCACCATCGTCACCCAGGAGATGCGAGCCGACCCCAAGTTCATGCTCGACCCCAAGAACCGCGAAATCATCCGCGATGCCGCGATCGGTGGGAGGTTCCGTTGAACATCTCCGCCGTGACGAGCCAGCTCATGGCCTTCCACGAGCTGTACGGCGACCTGCCCGTCTACCAGGTCGTCGGCCAGACCTATGCGGCACTCCAGCAGCTCCCCTGGCTGGCCAGTCCCGTGGGCACGGTGCCGGGCCCCACCAATTACATCGTCTGCTTCGGTCAGCTCACAAGCACCCCAGCCCCTGACAGCTCAAACAACTAACCACAGAGAACACAGAGAAATTCAAAACAAGAATTCTTTATGTTTTCTCTCTGTGTTCTCTGTGTTCTCTGTGGTTGATTTCCCTCCCCCCGCTCTTTCTCAATTCGTCACCCTGGCTTTGCCCGGGTCTTTTAGGAGTTGGCCTCTATGGCTAACAATTTCGCTGCATTTTTCGAGACCCTGGTGGCCGGGGCCGACGAGTACAACAAGGCCAAGGTCGGTCGCACGGCGCTGCTCAACAGCGTCTACAAGGACGTCAAGCCCGAGGCTGCCCGCATCGGCAAGACGGTCGACGTCTACTTCCCGGACATCGGACCCTTGCAAGCGATCAACAACGGCATCCTGACCGGGACCAGCGTTACTCCGAACTACATCCCATTGGTGTTCCAGACCCGGGCCGGGGCCGCGCTGCAGTTCCAGGACTTTGAGCAGTGGCAGACCGCGGTCGACCTCGCTCAGAAGTTCTTCGACCCGCTCTACAAGAGGGCGCGTGAATACCTGAACGGCCAGATCGCCGCGCTGGTGACCACGTCCAACTTCAACGCCAACGCCCCGATCATCGGCGCGCTGCAGGGCGAGGTCGGTGTGGCCGATCAGCTCAACGCCTGGGGCGCGCTCTCCGACCAGAAGGTCCCCCTCGAGGACAGCGAGAAGCTCTCGCTCCTGGTCCACAACCGGGTCTACCAGAAGATGCTCGGAGACGCAGGCTGGGTCCAGGAGAGCTTGGTCTCGGCGACGATCGCCGCGGCGGCCCGCGAGACGGCCGACCTGGCGCATGCGTTCAACTTCCAGCCGAAATGGGACCAGCAGATGCCGACGGCGTCGGGCTCGATCCTCTACGGCCAGGCGACGCTCACGTCCGCGTCGGCCACGGTTACCGGGCTCAACACCAACTTCACCACCGCGGGCACCGGAGGCGTCCCCCTCACCGGGTTCTACCTGGTCTTCGGCAACGACCCGACCAAGACCCAGTACAAGGTGACCGCGGTGGCGTCGGACACCTCGCTCACGCTCAATAACGTGATCCCGACCACGCTGGTCGCCAGCGGTACCGTCACGACGACCGCGCGGCTGATCACCCTGGTCTCGGGCACGTGCGCCACGGTCGCCGGTTCGACCACCGTCACCAACTCCAATTTCACGGCGGCCAACATCGGCCAGTGGCTGCAATTCGCGACCGGCATCAACGCCGCGACCTCGGGCAACTTCTACCAGATCACGGCGACTTCGGGCACGACCTGCACCGTGGCCACGCCGATCCAGACCGTCGACGCTGGGACGATGTACGCGACGATCCAGTCCTACACCAACCTGGCCCTGCACGAGTACGCGATCGCCCTGGCCCTGCGGCCGATCGCCACGCCGGACGAGGCCCGCAATGTCGTCGACGTCTCGTACATCGACCTCATGGGCATCCCCCTGCGGGTGATGGTGTCCTACGTCCACATCTATCAGGCGCTGTTCGTGACTGTCGACTTCGGCTACGCCCTGGGCGTCATCCGTCCCGACTTCGGCGTCATCATCACTTGCTGAGAGGGGGTGGACCTTGTCGATGAATCTTCAGAACCCGCCCGACATCCTCATGGGCGTGGTCCAGTCGACCACGTATCCCAACGGGGACACGCTGCCCTACGCACCGGCGAACCTGGTGCCGGTGAGCACGGGCACGCAGTGGACCACCACGCCGATCGGCAGCCACGCGCCGCTCACCTCGATCTCGGCGGCGTACTCCGCCAGCAACGCGAACCACACCATCCTGGCGACCCTGTCGGCCGGGTTCACGGTCACCCTGCCCGCCGCGGCATCGATGGCGGTCGGCCAGGAACTGGTGATCAAGAACATCGCGGGCGCGTTCACCCTGACGATCGCCCCGTCCGGGTCGGATCACATCGAAGGCTCGGCTTCCAGCAACACCTACATCACGGCGGCAAATTACTACGTCCGGCTCATCAGCGACGGCGTGTCCAACTGGTGGATTACCGGTCAAGGCGTCGGTTGAGTTCCTCGTAGTGGCGAGTGGCGAGTGGCGAGTGGCGAGCAAATGCAGGCGCCCTCTTCACTCGCAACTCGCAACTCGCAACTCGCAACTCGATTTCAGCAGAAGGATTACACTCCATGATTCTCTCGAATACCGTCGCCAGTGCCGCCGTGCAGGGCGTGACCGTCAATGCCGCGGCCGACGACAATCCCGTGCTCGGCTTCAGCGCCGTCGGCAACGGCCGCAACTGGGTTACCACCCCGGGCCTGGCGAACGCGGCCATCAATCCGCTCGGCACGCTGACTAATGGCGCCGCGGTCAACTTCGACTGGTCGGCCTACGGTTATTTCACATTGACTTTGCCCAGCGGTGGCACGAACGCCGCCACGTTCGCCACGACGGCCACCGCCGCGCTGGCCGCGGCTTCCCAGGTCAACAGCTTCCAGCTCGGACAGCTCATCAAGCTGCGAATCACAGGCGGCGGCGGCACGATCACCTTCCCGGGCACGATCACCTGGGTGGCGCAGGGAGTCGCCGCAACGACAGCCCCGACCTGGACCGGCTCCCTCGTCACCGACGTCTACCTGATCTGCACGGCGGTCGGCAGCGCTCCGACCTTCGACGCGACCTACATCCAGACCTGATCCCGTGAGTGGCGAGTGGCGAGTGGCGAGTGGCGAGAGAATCGAATTCATTCCACTACTCGCCACTCGCCACTCGCCACTCGCCACTATTTGAAGGAGGGATCATGCCTTATCCCAATCTCGGCGCCTTACAGCCCTGCTTTGACCAGTACGGCAACACCTACGAGTGCAACCCGATGGTGCAGCGCGGCACCTCGGGGGCCATGGCCAGCGGCCAATCCCTGTTCTCGGCCACGCTTCGCGAATTGGCCGGGTCGTCGTCCACGCTCACCTTTCCTCTGCTGACCGTTCCCGCCGGCGGCGTGTTTTTCGTGACCGACCTGCAAGCCACGGGCGCAGCCATCGCCTCGGGTGCCGAACTGGTCCTGTCGCTCCAGGCTGGCTCGATCATCATCGCTCAGTGCAGCCTCGGCCCGACCTCGCCGATCTCCTGCCAGTTCGAGACCCAGCCCTTCGTCCCCGCGGGCGTCACCATCAGCGCGGTGGTCACGAACGCCAACGCCACCACCCCCGCCTTCGCGCTGTTTATGGCCGGGTTCTATCAGCAATTTGGCTTCTGAGAGGGTCTCATGCCGATCACAGTCAGTCCGGCAGCCGGCGACGGGATCACGAATCCCGCCCTGCGGGTCAATTACCAGATCCAGGACACGTACGTAGCGACCGCGATCCAGGGGACCTACGTCCCGGCCTCGCTGGCCCAGACGCCGCCGTTCCAGCAAGTACCGATCCCCTTCTCGGCGACGGTCGCGGCCAGCGCCACCTCGCCGGGCTACCCGAACGTGCCCGGGTCGGGCTCGAACTACTGGATCCTCTACCTCACGATCTCGGGCGGCGTGGCCACGGTCGTCACCGCCCAGGGCACCGTCAGCGTGGCCGCCCTGGTCGCCGCCATGCCGGCCGGCGCCATCTTGATCCTCACCCAGGGACCGCTCACTTTCTCAGTAACCCCGGCCTCGCCGGCACTCTGGCCCGCCATCTCATTCCCCTGGCTGGGCAATGTCGCCCCCAATTGACGGGTGCCTCCCCGTCTTCCAGACGTGGGCCCGCCCACGTGCTCAACTGTCCTGCCCCTTCGGGGCGTGTTCGCACGCCAGGGTTCAACCTTGCTCCCTGGAACTCAAAGAGGCCCTGAAAGGGCCGTAACATAAAAGCCCAGGGCAACGCCCTGGCCCTTTACCAATGGCTGACCAACCGCTTTCAGCGCTCTCCGAGACGTTCGCGTACGGCTACTCGACCGCCGACGTCATGCTCATACTCGACGTGCTCGACACGAGCATGTTTACCACGGGCACGGACAAGGGAATCACCGTCGCGACCTTCCTGGCCCAGTACCTCCACGCCGGCTCGAACATCACGCTCACCCCCGGCTTGACCGGAGTCACCGTCGCCTCGACCGCCAGCGGCGCCGTCACAAGCGTCGGCCTGACCATGCCGCCCTGGTACTCCGTCGCCGGCTCACCGGTCACCAGCTCGGGGACGCTCGCAGTCACCGCCGCGACCGGCCAGACAGCCAACCAGTTCCTCGCCACCCCCAGCGCGTCCAGCGGCGCCGTCTCCCTGCGGGCCATTGCCGCCGCCGACCTGCCCGCCGCGCTCAGCTCCCCATTCTCGATTCAATCGGGAAGCGCGACGCTCCTGAACGTGATTCCGATGATGTACGCGGACAGCGGCCCGCCCCCACTCGTCGCCCTGGCATCGTCCGAGGTCAACACCGCAAACCAGGCATGGAACGCATTCGACTTCAACTCCAACACCCAATGGCTCGCAGGCGCCACCAGCGGCTGGGTACAGATAGACCTGGGTGCAGGAAATGCTGTCGTCAGCACCTCCTACTCCATCCAGGCCACAAACAGCGGCAACCTGACATTCATGATGACGGGCTGGACATTCGCCGGCAGCAATAACGGCTCATCCTGGACCACCCTGGACACCGAGACCGGCATCACCTGGACGGCCCTGCAGACGCAAACCTGGTCCTTCACCAACACCACGGCCTACCGCTACTACCGCCTCACCTCATCGTCCAACAACGGCGGCGTCTACTGCGGGGTCGGTGCATTGATGGTCCTGGCCCTGGGTACAGCCGCACCGCTAACGATCTCCAGTTCGGTCATCAATGTTGGCGGCAACCTCAATCCGCCGATCCAGCTCTACGGCACCGCCGTCGTCTCTGGCGGATTGACCGTGGGCGGCACCCTGTCGGCCTACGGTGCAGCGACATTCAACAACAACCTGACCGTCACCGGTTCAACGTCACTGGGCGCCGTAAGCATCACCGGAGTCACCTTCGCGGCCAGCGGCCTGACCCTGGGGACCACCGCCAGCAACTCGTACGCGATCGGCTCCACCGTCCAGTTCGGCTACGCGACAAGCGCCACCTCTTGGTTCACTAACGCCCAGGCCGGCGATGCGATCGTACGAAACTCCACATACCGGGTCTTGATCGGCGCCGGCACTCTAGACCTCGGCCAGGTGATCGTCTCAGCAACAGGGGTACAGATCCTCTCAGTGGCCACCACCGGCTCCCCGCTAACCATCACCGGCATCGCCAGCCAGTCCACACCACTCTTGCCCCTCCAACAACTCTCCAGCACCTCGACCGCCCGCAACTGCGGAATCGTCGACGCCACGTTCAACAACAACACGGACTCGAGCTGGACCGGTAACCTGCTCCTCTCCGCGGGCGATTACACCAGCTCGAACGCAGGCCAGCGCCTGGGCATCCAGATCCAGTCCAACGGCTCGGTCGCCCTGATCGGCCACTTCGGCGCGACGCCCGTCATCCAGCCTGCCACCACGGGCACGGGCACATCCGGATTCACCGCCAACTCAGGGACGACCGTCAACGCCCTGAGCACGTTCACGGGCAACACCGGCTCAACAGCCTACACGCTGAGCGACGTCGTGCTCGCGCTCAAGCAGCTCGGCCTCCTCAAGTCCTAAGGACCATCGTCATGGCACAGAACATCACAACCAAACAGCAGAACTTCGTCACCAACCTGGCGAGCGCCATCGTCGACCTGCTTACCGCCAACGGTGAACTGCTCAACCTCTGCGGATCGCAAAGCGAATCCCAGTGGAACGCGAACGCCTACGCGACCGGCGACAGCCCAGCCGCCAACAACATCACCGACGCGGTACTCAACGCGACGCCCAACGCCCTGCAATACATCTCCGCCGCCGACCTCAACGCCGCCGTCGCCGGCGTGGTCGCCGTGCAAGCCACCATCAGCGCCAACATCGGCCAGCTCGAGGCCCTGAGGAGTTGAGCGTTGGCCTACCTCCTGCTCGAAAACGGCGCGCGCTTGATGCTCGAGAGCGGCACTGGAAGGATTCTGCTCGAGGGCCCGATCTCGTACTTCCTGCCCTACGAGTACATCTCGATTCCGATCGTGGTAGGCAACACGAACCCCTTCGACATCGATCCCGAGCAAACGATTCCGATCGCGGTAGGCAACGCCAACCCCTTCGACATCGACCCCGAGCAAACCACGCTCATCACGGTGGGCAACGCCAACCCCTTCGACATCGACCCCGAGCAAACCACGCTCATCACGGTGGGCCTGACAACCGCGGACTGAGGGGTCTTCCTTTGATCTTTGCAGCTTACCTCCAAGGCAAGACGGCGTCCTATGGGCTGGCATTCGGGCCGGTCGGGGTGGGCATGACCTTCCTGGCGATGGAAGCGAC